TAAGAGATTTTACTGAAGGTTTCGATATCTATAAGAGTGCCCAGAAGAACTACGCAGAAGGCGCCGAAATATTCAAGACGGGCGCTATGAACATGCTTAACCAGAACGTCAAGGAAGGTTTTTTTGCTGATCTGAGTTCTGTTGTTGAAGCTATTGTTCTACCAAACAAGCCCGAACTATTGAAAAACTATCTTAAAGGCGTGACTCCTAAAGAGAGCATACGAAAAGTCTTAAATGGAGTTGAGGGAACACAGTATTCTTTAATGGCCGACGCTGCGCGAAAGGGTGATCTTATCGAACTCAACCGTTTGATAGATGTGAACGGGCTTCAAAAAGCAGGTGCTTTTAAACCTCCTAAAGTATTGGAATCGTTGGCAGACAATGATCCGTATCGTCAACGCATCCTATCAGATCTGGCTGAAACTTTTGCGCTTCATGCTGACGACGCGGCTGCAAGGGCGTCTGGTGTTGCCCACAAAGATGTTAGCCGACAAATGTTGGCGAACAGTTGGTTGAAGACGACTATTGCAAAGTCTGAGGACACCGGTCTAGGACAAAATATTTTTGATTCAGTCAAGTTTCGTGATTCCTTCAATAGTTTGGGCCGAGAAGTTCAAAACGAACTGTTTGGTGTAGCGGAAGCAAAAAGATTAAATGCTGTTATAAGCGACTTTGCCTTGGTTTCTCCCGATAAAGTAAGATCCGGTCTTCGATTTGAAACAGCCGCGCCAGACTCAATCGGAAACTTAAACATGCGTAACATCGTTTCTAACCTTCAATCAGAGATTGCTGTAGCAGAAGCGCAAAGTGCCAGCGCATTGTTTCGAGCCGTTAAAACCGGAAAAATTGATAACGCCGAAGACTTAGTACAAGCAGCGGTAAAAGATCAGAAACTCTTGGACGACCTTATTGCAAATGTTCCAGATTACGCTTTGGATCAGCCGTTTGGTTTAAAAGATGCTACGATGTCTCGTATCATACGAGAGGCGTTTCCAGATGGAATTACGGAAGACGCTGTAATAAATGGCGCTTGGCAAAACGGTATGGCGGCGGCTGTTGCTAATCTAAATCAACGCGGTGCTCTGAACAAAATTTTAGGGCGCGAAACGGTTGAAGGTTTAATTAAACTAACGAAGCTTCCTGTAGGTGACCAAGCTCTCAAGGGTAAGGGGGGGCTTGCGTCTGCCGCTTATGCAGCGGGTATCGGAATGAGAATATTAGCCGAGCCGGTGTCTGGTTTATCTTCCGTGGCAGCGGTTTTTGCCAGTGGTCGTATCCTGCGGAGCAAAGGATTTCTGATGTTAATGACGAGGCCTAGCATTAGGGCCTCTGAATTAAAATCCGGTATTAGAGCTCTCACGGACGATATCCTAGCTAAAGCTAAGGCGGATGGTTTTGACATGACCCGAAAGCAGGCTAACAAAATTGCGAGAGAAGAGTTTGGAAATCTAAGTATTCTTCGTCGCAGATTTACGGAACTTGCTGTAAAAGAATATAGGCTTATAGGCTCAACGAAGGCTTCCGAAAGCACAGGACCAGAAGAACGACAAGCGTTTGGTGAGGCTGTTTCCGGAGTAGTTGATGCCGCTCGTCCCATTGTTCAGGATATTCAACAACAGATTCCTGATGCAGCGGCAGCGGCTCAACAGATGAATCCATTACGGCAGGTAGAGCAGAATAAACTCTTGGGTATTGGGGCAAATCAATAATGCAAATCTCTGATCACTTCACCTTGAGCGAGCTTACCAAGTCGTCTACCGCCGAACGGCTGGGCATTGCCAATGAACCAGGGTCCATGGAAGTTGAAAACCTGATCATGGTCTGTGACCAGATCCTTGAGCCTGTCCGAAACCATTACGGCATACCGTTTGCGCCTAACAGCGGATTTCGTGGTCTTGAGTTAAATCGAGCGATTGGTTCGTCAGGTAACTCGCAGCACGTTAAAGGTGAGGCGGTAGACTTTGAGGTTCCGGGTATCTCGAACAAAGAAGTGGCTCTGTGGGTTATGGAGAACTGCGAGTTCGACCAGTTGATATTGGAATTTTACAAGGAAGACATTCCAGATTCCGGTTGGGTGCATTGCAGCTACACAATCGAAAACGATAACCGAAAGTCAGCACGGGTCTTTGATGGCCGTCATTGGAGCGCGTTAAATGGTTAGCTCTTACACGTCTGAGCAATTGCAGGACATATATGGTACTAACCCTAATGCTGACACTTTGGGACTTTTGAGTTCTCTATCGCCGGTATCTTATGAAGATATTCAAGCGCCTGGAATAAATCCGGGAGAACTATACAACTGGGATGAGATTACTGCTCCCCCGTCAGAAAACAATATGGATGGTTCAGGCATCACTGCGTCTCGTGCAGCAACCCAATTGGGCTTGGGCGCACTCGCAAACATTACCGGCGTGCCTAATATTGCGATGAGCGCGGCCTCGGATTTCTTTGACGCTAAAGACGGCAATCTTTTTAGCTTAGACAATCTTGGAGAACTTGTAGCGAAAGGGGGGGTTGCGGCACTTGGGCTAACAGGTATTCCGGGCATAGCGGCAAGCGGTGTTGCTTCGCAGATTGACCCCGCCTCTCAAAGAACGAGAGATAGAAATTTAGGGTTGTACGACACCAGCTTTATTGGAAGAACGCTTCGGAGTCCGGTTCCAAGCGCTTGGCAACAACAGTTTTTTGGTGAACGTGATATAGCGGATCGGAGTCTAAACACAGAGTACGAAGATATAGAGGGTGTGAAGGGTACTAGTTGGGATAGTAACGAGACATCCATGGATGGTCCGGGCGGGAGCTTATCATCCAGATACGAATCATTAATAACCCCTACCACCTATGATTCGACTATAGGTAATGTAGATGGTTATAATGACGAGAACGTCAACGCTGGTAATGAAGCCGAAACCGAGGATGACTACGACGATTTCGACGACGATCAATTTGCTTCTGGTGGATACGTTGGCTACGAACACGGCGGAATGCATCTTTCTGATCTAGCGGATCAAACTTTATACGAAAGAACAGGCACTCTTGGAGACTTTGCCGCTAATGAAAAAATTATTGCAAGCATACTACCTAATTTAGGTTCTGATGAAAAAATAAACCAAACTTTGGCTTTTGATAATGTTGTAAGGGAAGAATATCCATTTAAAAATTATCCAGGTTTAAATTTTAACCAACACTTACACCAAAAATTAAAAAGCGCATTACCGGGATCACAATTAAATTATCAAGGCGAAGTAGAATCTAGTGATAAAAATTATCAAGGTTTACTTAACTTAGGTCTTTTAGCACAAGAACAACGTGGCCGAGAAGCTGTAGCAACTTACGATTTTAAAAACACTTTTAAGTTTTCTAATGTTCCTGAGTTTATGAAAAAAATTGTAATTGACCCTAAACTTAACGTAGGCATTGCAGGACAAATTTCTTTAATGGACATGAACCAACCTTCATCAAAAACATATACAGGAGGAATTGGCGCAAAGTTTCTCCCAGGCGTTAGTGATACAGGTGTGAATTTAAGTGCTGTTTCAAACCCAAGCGGTATAACACCTACCGTTACGGTAGATCAATCCATGGGTCCTGTTAACGCTCAGTATCAAAGAATCTTTAAACCTAACCAACCGGATTTTAGCAAATTCAACGCTTCGGTTAATGTTCCTGTGGGTGACGCATCTGTTACTGGTAGTTATGAACAACAAGGGATGCAGGGTGTGTCCCCTGTTAGAAATTATAACATAGCAGCAAATATTCCTGTAAATGAAGCAAATTTAGCTGCTAAAGTTGCTCGTAATCCTGGTTCTGATACAATAAATCTTGGTCTATCAGGAATAGATTTTCTTGGTGGAAAAGCTGCTCTTAGTGCAGAAAAAACTTTTAACAGTACAGGTGAAAATCCAAGAAAAGTTGGGGCTACTTGGAAAAAGCAAGTCGGAGACGGAGAAATAGAAGTCCAAGCCTCCATAAATAATCAAGGACCTGGAGGATCAGTAACTTTCCGTCAAGGAAAATTTGAAGCAGAGGCTGGCGTGCGTGATGATTTTGATAGATACGGTACTGTTAAGTATAATGTGCCCTTATAGGTTACTTAGCTGACCCCCAATTATCACCCAACCCTACGTCTACCCTGGACGGTATGGTCAGACCCGGCGCACAATTCTCCATCAAACCCTTGATCTCTGTCACCTGTTCATCGCTCTCTATTGAGAAGCAGAGCTCGTCATGAACCGTGAGCATGGGCCAGTGTCCATGGTCCATGCAGTCTTTCATCGCTTGCTTGGTCTGATCGGCCGCCGAAGCCTGGATTAATCGATTGAGAGCCTTGTATACAAAGGCAACCTGATATCTCTCCGGGTTCATGCTGGCCCAGTTCTTGTCTCTTTCCTCAACAGGCGTGTTCAGAACATCCGCCCAACGCTCTTCCAGCTTCTCTGCGTGGATAGGCTTCTTGTACTCCTTGGAATATCCTTTCAACTCGCGCATGGGGAATCGACACTTCCGGCCCAATAAGGTTCTTAACTCAGAACGCTTCGAGGCAGCATCCATTACAGCAGATGCGAGCGCACGAATAAAAGGAACTTTCTCGTCATATTCGTTCCGGAGAGACTTGGCTTCCTGAAAGGGAATGTCCCCCAAGGTTGCCGCCAGCTTACCAATGCCCATACCGTACATGATCCCAAGGTTAATGGTTTTAGCATGGGTGCGGCTTACACCAGCCATATCGGCAACGATCTGATGGAAGTCCAAGTCGTCATTCTGGTATTGCTCCGCAATCTCCTTAACCTTTTCGTTATTTTTGGTCGAGGGCGTTAAGGAAGCGTAGTGCATCATCCAGCGAGGCTCTTGGGCGCTGTAGTCAAAGCTGCCCCATCGGCATCCCTCCTCCGGTATAAACAGTCCCCTAATCAAAGATTTTATCTCTGGATGCCTAGAGGGCACCTGTTGCAGGTTTGGATTACTGGAAGAAAATCGCCCCGAAACAGTTCCTCCTTCATCTGAGCGCAGCTGGTTAAACTGGCAGTGGATTCGACCATCATGCTGATGATTAAGAATTGTATCAACGAAGGTCGTATTAGCCTTATTGTATTCGCGTATCTCCAAGATTTTCCGCGCAATAGGATGTTCATGGGTCTTCAAGAAATGTTTGGTGAAACTGGGAGCATCCGATTTTTCAGTTCGTTCGTAGCTTAATCCCAAACTATCAAACACCGTAGCCAGACTTCTGGCATTCCAAGGCTCCAGATGAACATTGGATTCTTTGTGGACCTCCCCAAGAAGCTTGTTTTCCTTGTCCGTCAGAAGTTTTTTTGTTTGTTCAGCCTTGGACACGTCAACCCGAACACCCCGGCGCTTCATCTCAAACACCATAGGAAGCAGAGACAGCTCCAGATCAAGAATCTTCTCGCAGTCTTCCTCCATCAATTTCTTGTGCAGAACATGCCACAAGCTAAGTGTGAGGGTCGCGTCCTTCTCCGCGTAGGCAGCAACCCTGTCTGCCGGCAGCTTCCACATCTCTGCCTTGGGATCTACACCATGCTGACCCGCCGCCCTTCGTAAGTCCTCCTCCGCCTTACGCTCACCAAGATAAGTGGCGCCCAAGGCATTCAAGGAATAACTGAAACGGTTTTCATCCACCAACGGTGCAGCGACCATGGTATCGAGTATCTTACCCTTGACCTCGACACCCTCGCTCAAGAGCCACCCTAGATCGTACTGCGCGTTGTGAAATACCACAGACATTCCGTGGTTTAATTGGTCTTGGAGCCACCTGAGTACAAGATCTTTTGCCATGTTCCCCCCGCCTTCGTGGGCAATCGGCAGGTAGGCGCTCCACTCAGAGGCGGCAACAGAAATCCCTATAAGGTTTCCATCGTTTCTAACCCACCCTGGCCCCAAGTCTCTCAGGTGAGGATCCCGTGTCTCAGTGTCTATGGCGATAATTTTCTCGCCGGACAAGTCTGGCAGATGTTCCGGAGGGAACCAGACAGGCTCGTCAAACAGGTCCTCACGCATTTTTGTCTTCCATCATTGCTGACCACAAGGCTACGTATGCGGAAGCGTCAATACCGTTATCTGGCTTGACTTGGCCCATTTCGTTCCTTGCTACTTTTAATAACGCCATGCAAAGAGCAACATCTGCCGGTTTAATCTCAACTTTCAAATATGCACTCCAGAGGTCTGCCGCCCTTTGATGCATGATGGTGTAGTCGCCATATTGCTCGGCGCGATCTCCACTTACTAGTGACGCTGCTGTTTTTAAAATCTCGTCTGGTTTCATAAGTCGTAGAACCGATTCGTCTCAGGTAGCATTATATGCAACGCCTTCTTGGTTCTGGTGACAGCAACGTAATAGACCCTGTGTTCAGTCGCCGGATTCTTTTGATATTCCTTATGAGCCGCATAAGACAGGTCCGGAATGACCAAAACGTTGTCGGCCTCCCCACCCTTCATTGAGTGTATAGTACTAACCTTTATTCGAGGATTACGCACGTTATCTTTGCGCTTCAAAGCATTCAAAACGTAGTTCTTGGTATCCAGATCAATCTTGCCCAAGGCCCGATGCCACCGCACAGAACCATCCACCAGAAGCCCCATATTGTCTCTGGCCTCCGACATGCTGATCATAGCATCCGAATCCAAACCTAAAAGGGCCTTGGAACGCGGCCCATGGCCCCGTGAGTAGCCTTTATCGACTTCTAGGAATGCGTAGACGTTTCTTATCTTGGTGGGCGTCAGCGGCTCTCCCTTGGCCCATTCCTCCCAATCGTGAAGTGCTTCGTATGTTTTAACCGGAATGCTGGGGTGACCGTTGCGGCTATAGACCCACCCTTCCGCACGAAGAGCCTGAGCATATTGAGACGCAATGCGGTTCGTTCGCGCCATAACGCACCACTCGCCCTCATGAAACGGTACATCCCAAATGCTCTGGTGAACGTGGACGCTGCCTTCTTCATCCTTGGGGCGACAAGTCTTCGGCGCTCTGCCCTCAATCCGACAGACGATGTTCTGGGCCTCTTGCCAAACTGAACGAGGAACCCTGTACGACTGCTCAAGAACCGTCTTTTTCTCTGTCGCGTTTAGAAACGCCCCGACATCCGCACCCTGGAATCCCATGATGGCTTGATCGTCATCGCCCGTGAACACCTGTATGCGGGGCTTCTTCCTCAGTACATCGACCATGGACCACTGAAGGGTAGACAGATCCTGCGCCTCGTCCACAAACAGGGCGTCTATGTTTGGCCCGTCGTCTGATTTAACAAAATTCGCAATCATGTCCGTGAAGTCTATTTTGTTGCGAACCTTTTTGTAGTCGTTGTAGGCCGCTACAAGACGTTTGAGTTCTGGCCAATCAACCTGATAATCACCCAACTGTCGGTGCATCTCCTCGAGGCTTAGTCCCTTGCTCCGCGACAGGTGATACTGGCTCATGTAGAAGTCGCCCTTGGCCACCCCGACCGTGTCAAAGTCTGTCTCAATATCGGTCTTGCCCTTGCTGCCAAACGGTATCCCAACAGCATTACCGATTTCGATCATCTCCTTGGGTCCAATAACTTCATCGGAGCTATACCCCCCAGCCCGGAAGGCCATGGAATGCAACGTTTGAAAGTAGGGCATGTCTCGTTCGTCAATTCCCCAATCCTTGCACACGCGATCTCGGCTTTCCTTCGCAGCCTTACGCGTAAACGACACGCAGGCGATCCGGTCAGGCGCTATGCCTTGCTCAATGCAATCCCTGATCTTGTTGGAGTTGGTCTGGGTCTTGCCAGTGCCGGGCGGCCCAAGGATGGTTTCATGCTGATCTGTCAAAACGGCGCCTCCACAACCATATAGCCGCAGCTATGGTCATCCAAAGCTTACCCACAACCTGACCCGACAAATAGTCGAGCGACCCAAAAGCAATGTAAAGAAACACTAAACTGTCTACGAAAGCGCCGACAACACCGCTTGCCATCACTGCCAAAACCAATCTACGACGCCGCAAAGGCGTGTAAACGGCCATGTCCGCAAGTTCCGACAGCAAAAAAGCTAAACCACTCGCCACAACCAAAGGCGTGGGAGCAACACAAGCCGACAGAGCCGCACCTACCAAAATGGCAGCGGCTGCGACAACCG